GAAGTAAAGTCAAAAGTAAAAAAAGAGGTAAAGAACGATGGCGAACAGTAAAGTAAGTTTTAGTCCAAAAGATTTTCAGTTAGCGATAGCTCCTGAAACTACAGTAGGTACTGCAGTAACAGATAACGCTACATTTAATTATATTAACATTGACTCTATTGAGTTCCCTTCATTGAATCCACAACAGGTTTTAGATGTAAGACACGGAACTGGTAGAACATTAAAAGCAGTTGATATGTTTTTATCAAATAAGCTAACTGTGAAAGAAATCAGTTTTTCAGGTGTTGCAGATGACACCATTTTACCAGTTCTTTTACAAAATATTACTCAAGAAACTGCTTCTACTTATGATATTGAGTTTGATTATACGCCAGATGAAATCAAAGTAGGAGAAACATTTACAGACAATACTGGTACTTTTTCTGTATTAATCGAATCACCACAAAGTGGGTATCAAATGGTATTCAGTGGTTGTGTACTAACATCTCTTACTATTAACGCAGATATTGGCGAAGAATCAGGAAGAGTAAAATTTTCAGGAACATTTAAATCTGGTATGATACCTGATTTATCTCCTTCAGACTTAAATCCGTCTACTGGTACAGCACACTTTAATTCTAATTACTTTATGACAGATTATGGTGATGCAGGTGACGCAGGAGCAGATACAACCATTGCAGGTATTCCAGATCCAATTTTAAAATCATTTAGCTTCACGCTTGAGAACGATGCTCAATTTATGGGTTTTGACGCAGTAGGAAGCTACCAAGTAATTGCAAGAGCTTTACCAGAAGTTTCTGCAACCCTTGAAGCAAGTGTAAAATACGATGACGAAACAGCAAGATTGGTTGAGGACTTCAACAATCAATCAACTGGTACAGTTGCAAATACTTTAGCAGCACTAACCGACTCAACAAGAAATGTAGGAATATCAATGCCTACTTCTATTATTACAGATGTTAGTTTTTCTGAAGAGGAAGCAATGTTCTTATCAGTTAGCACAAAAGCAGTTGCTGGTACATCAGGTAATCTTGTTTCAATAACAGAAGAATAAAACAAATAAAGGATAATCGATGTCTAAAAAAATAACGCTTAAGAGTGGCAAGAAAGCTACCCTTATAGAAATGTCTGTAGACGCTTTTGACAAATGTATGGATTCTGTACGCTTTGAAGAAGTAGATGGACAATCAATAATTAAAAATCAATTTGCATTAAGTACACTATGGATTAGAAATGGTGTGAAAGGTGCAGATGATAAATTTATTAAATCTTTATCTATAAATGATAGAGTAGAATTACAACTTGCTATTCAGGAATACAATAGCTTGGGGGAATAGAATCCCTCTCACTTGAGTTAAATATATTGATAGATGATTGGTGTGAGGGTTGCAAATATTCTACCTTTCCATATAAAGCTAAGTTACCTCTAAAAAAGAATAACAGCGTTCACACCTTTACATCTATGGACGATGTATGGTATGTTATCAATCTCTTAAAAGAAGAATTAGAAGAACATAACAAAACATCAGAACGAAAGTTCGAGTTACACCAAAGTATTAAGTCACATCTACCATTTTTTGCGTGTCCTAATCACTTTATTAGCAGAGAATATCAACGAGATATACAACGATATACCTATTGTAAGAAGATGAAAGTACCTCCGTATGAAGGATCGTATGGAAATCAACCAAAAAAATGGATTGATAAGTGCAATGTTATAGAAAAAATGTTAAATTATGTACAATCAGAACAATATAATAAAATAAAAAATGGCTAAAAATTTACAGATACAATTAGAGTTCGACACAAAAGGACACCCAGCGTTAATAGAAGCTCTGAAAGAATTAGCAAAACAACAGCGTTCTGTAGCACGAAGTCAAAGAGAATTTAATAATGCTAACATAAAAGCAGTTACTGCTCACAAAAGATTATTATATGCAAAAGAAAAACATCGTTCTGCGATGATGAAAAACCAGCGACAAATTGATATATTAAATCGTCGTTTAGAAAAATTAACTTTTGCTAATCAAAAATTAGGGATAACTACTGGAAAGGTAACAAAAGCACAAAATAGAATGCGTATTTCTACTGCTGGACTACAAAGAGTAATTGGTTCTATTAGAAATAAAATCCTTCTTGTAACATTTGCATTTGGTGGTATGGCAGCAGGTATTAGAAGCTCTGTGCAAACAGCAATGCAATTTGAAGCTGTGCAAGTACGATTAAATTCTATGTTTGGCTCTGTACAAAGAGGTGAACAAGCATTTAGAACATTTAACCAAGTAGCAGCAACTACGCCATTCACATTAACAGATGTTGTTGAAGCAGGTGCAGCATTAAAAGCGTTTGGTACAAATGCAGAAGAAATGATTAAACCTACTGCTGACTTAGCAGCATTTATGGGTGTAACTGCAACAGAAGCAGCACAAGCACTTGGTCGTGCGTTTGCAGGTGGTGCTGGTGCAGCAGACATACTTCGTGAAAGAGGTATATTGCAACTTATTCGTGATACAAAAGGTATCGAAGATTTATCTACATTGACATTACCACAATTTAGAAAAGCATTAGAAGAAACATTACTTGATCCTTCTGTTGGTATTGCAGGTGCTACTGAAAAACTTTCTAAGACATTAACTGGTATGGTTTCTAATATGGCAGACGCATTTACAAGAATGAAAGCTGCTATTGGTGAATTTATTAATATGAGAGGTATTGTTGAAACACTTACTGGTGCTTTTGAAAAACTTGGAGAACGAATAAGACAAGCAAATGAAACACCTTTTGAAACATCTATTAGACAATTGCAAGAAATGGGAGTTAAGACTACAGATTTAGAACTTACTCAAGCCAAGCTACTAAAAACAAGATTACAGGAAAATGGAGCTACTGGAGATTTAATTAAAGCAGAGGGTGATTTAGAAGCAATGTTAGAAATGCGTAAAGAATCTGCTAAAAAATTAGGTAAAGAAAGACAAAAATTAATAGAAGCTGGAATGTCTGAAGAAACAATTTTAAAGAGATTGGAAGGAATTGAAACTGCAAGAGCTGTAAATAATAGAATGAGCAGAAAACAAAAAGAAGCTTTAAATGATGAAGAAGCCGATCTTTTAGATAAATTACAAAGAAGTAAAGATTTGCAAGAAGAGTTGGCACAAAGAAATCTTAGAGTAAAAAAATTAATGGAAGCACTTGGATTGGAAACTGAATATGCTGCTCAATTAGCAAAAATATTAGGGCTGGAAGAGCAAATAGAGGGAAAGAAAAAATTAAAAAATAAAGAAGATGATGAAGCAATAGAAAAACAAAAAACATTATTTGAGCTAATTAAAGAAAACTTTAATCAGATACAACAAGTATCAAGTTTATTTATGGATCAGTTTGGTAAAGTTTTATCTCTACAAAAACAAAACTTAGACAGAAGAATTGATAATGAAATTAAAGCATTAAAGAAAACAGAAGAGTTTCAAAATGCTTCTATGGAACGCAGACAAACTATGGAAGATGAAATTCGTGCAAAATTTGCTAAACAGCAAAAACAACTATTTGAATTTCAAAAGAAATTTAACATTGCTAAAATTATTATGGACACAGCAGTTCAATTAAATAAATTAATTGGTGATGGTATTGCAGCAAGTATATTTGATCCAAAGGCATCATTTAAGGCAAAAGCTCTTACTGCAGGATTGTTGGCATTAAGTGCAAAACAAATTGATTTAGTTTCTAAACAACAAGCACCAGCATTTGCTCGTGGTGGTTCTTTTATTACACAAGGAGAACAATTTATTAAAGTTGGGGATAATGCTGGTGGTAGAGAACGAGTAGATATTACACCAATATCTACACCAGATTTTGGTGACGCAGGTGGAGGTGGCTCTATCAATGTAAATATTATGGGTAATGTTATTGGCACACAAGAATTTGTAAGAGATAACTTATTACCAGAGATTGAAGATTCAATAAGAAGAAATCTTGCGTAATGCCTATCAATTCTACAACAGCTTATAATAATGCTCTTAGTAGCACTATAAAAGAAGAGTGGATATTTGAATTAAGAAACGATACTTATACTTCTGGTGGATCTACACAATACATTAGATTAGGAACTGCTGAAGTAGGTAGTGGTACTACTAAATATCATTCATTGATTACATCTTTGCCCTCAATAAGAGAAACAATAGATTTAAAAGCATCTACTTCAAAAAATGGAAATATAAGTATTAGCTGTGTAAATGGACAATTATCAAATTATAGTAATGCTACATTAGCAGAAGAAATATATGGTGGTACAAGAAAATATATAAACAGAGATGTAATTGTTAAGTCAAGAGTTAATGGACAAGAAAATACTATTTATACTGGTAGGTTAAAATCTGTAAGGTTGCAAAATCAAGATGTTGTTACTATAGAAATAGCAGCAAAAACTCCAATAGATTTTTTAAAGATTCCAGAGTTTACAAGTAAAGCAGGTAACTTTTTTCCTATTGTTTATGGAGATGGAGTATCTGAAA